TTAGAAATACAACCATGACGAAAGAAAACCTAATATTTTTAGACATTGAAACGGGCGGGTTCAGTAAAAAGAAAAACGGCATTTGCGAAATTGCCATAATCATAACGGATGGAGATTTAAAAGAAATCTGCTCCGACCAATGGATTGTGAAGCCTTACGAAAGATGTCCAAGCGTTCAAGAGCAACTAGGGCAACTAGTGTCCTATAACCCCGAAGCAATGGCGGTCAATGGTATAAGCATGGAGGAAATAGAAAACGGTTGCGAGGCAAAACAAGTTGCTTGCTCTATTTGGGCGTACTTAAATAAGTACGGTGGAAAGGTTGTAGGACACAATGCGAAGAGTTTCGACGGCCCTTGGATTGAAGAATTTTTACTTCGATTTGCATACGTTTTTAAATTGGAAGTGATCGATACCTTGTTAATCGCAAAAGAAAATAAAACCAATTATGAGAACCATAAACTCGCAACGCTTCTGAGTCATTACGGAATTAATAACGACCAATCTCATAGAGCGATGGGAGACACCCGCGCGACAATGGAGCTTTACAGATGTTTAACCAGTAATTAAGAAATTATGTCAAGAATATTATTTCACCAGTTAAAGATAAACGCGGAGTACGCATCGCAACACAGCTTGGGAGTAAAGCCGTGGGAGTTAAGAAAAAACGATAGAGATTTCAAAGAGGGAGATTATATCGAATTTCAAGTTATTGACCAAAAAGGAGAAACAATAGCAAGTTACATACGGCAGATTGTTTACATATTCAAAGGTGGTCAGTACGGATTAGAAGAAGGTTATGTAATAATGACACTGGAAGAAAACTAACCTTAATTTAATATTGATGCAAAAAATAAAAGACGGCTACAAACTAACCACAGGCAAAAAGATATACCCAAATAAAGGAATATTAGGAATATCAGAATGCGACGAAAGATTCAGAATATATGAAGGGTATGACGGATTTTGGACAACAGAAGAAGATGCGGTTTATAAAGATGAAATCGAATTAACTAATGTTGAACTAAAGGAAATTGCATTATACATGGCTGAATTATGGCGTGCAATGGCGAATAGTTTATAGCCGTTTCGGAATAGCCTTCGAATGAGAACGATAATAGATTTTTTTAAGGCTTGGTTGTATTACGGTGACATTAGAGAAGCATGGGAAGACGCTAGAATGAAAAATGAAAAGGATTAAAACCGCTGATTTAATATTTGTGTGCTAGATAAGCCCCTTGCCTTTTGGCGGGGGTTTTTCGTTATCTTTACAATATCACGACAGCCGAACAAATAATTGAAAGCGCAAAGATTGAACTTTCCAGGCGTTCATTTTGGCAATATTGCCTCTACCATGACCCGGAGTTTTTCAATACAAGATCATTCCTTAAGCAAATAGCCGACGGGATGCAAAGAGTCAACGACAAGGAAATAAATCGGCTCGCCGTATGTATGCCCCCAAGAGCCGGAAAGTCTTACATTACTTCCGTTTTTTGTGCGTGGATGCTAGGCCACAACCCAACTGAATCGGTAATGCGTAATTGTTGTACGGCGCGACTTTATCAGAAATTTAGCTACGATGTTCGGGACATTGTAAAGAGCGACACTTTCAAAAAGGTCTTTCCCTTGGTGACATTATCCGAAGACAAATCCGCCGTTACTGGGTGGAATGTAAAACAGGCCAAGCAAGTAAGCTTCTTTGGTGCGGGTGTTGGTGGAACTATTATTGGGTTCGGGGCCTCTATTCTTGCGCTAACCGACGACCTTTATAAATCAATGGAAGACGCGCTATCAGAAAACACCCTTGAAAAGACAGAACGTTGGAAAGAGTCGGCGCACAATTCGAGATTAGAACAGGATTGCGCTTCAATAGACATTGGGACAAGGTGGACGAAAAAGGACGAAATCGGAAAGAATATCGAAAGTGGATATTATGACGAAATAATAGTTGTTCCGGCACTTGATGAAAACGGGGAAACCTTTTGCGAGGCTGTTAAAACAACGGAGCAATATCTTCAAGTAAAATCCGAAACAGAAGAATCAATTTGGCTTGCTGAATACCAACAAGAACCAATCGAATCTAAAGGAATACTTTTCCCGGCTCAGGATCTACAGTTTTACAACCCTTCATTTATTGACGATGCACCGGGAGACAAAGAAGGCGAACAGGACTTTGTAGAGGGAAAAATCGGATTTATTGACACGGCAGAAGACGGAGCCGATTCGCTTTCCTTCCCTTTGGGGTGGTACAAAGATGGCATTATTTACATACACGAAGTTATATTTACAACGGAAGGGGTCGAAGTAACTATTCCCCGTTGTTTAGAATTAATCGACAGAATTGAACCGGAGTACGTGCGGGTTGAATCCAACTCAGGGGGCAAGATGTTTGCAAGAGAATTGAGGGAAAAACTAGAAGGTTCAACAACGATTCTTCCGGTTGCCTCAACCACAAATAAACACACCCGAATAATGATGCAAAGCGCGTTCATAAAGAAGTATTTCCGGTTCCGTGAAGACTGGGAAACCATACCGGAATATGGGCGTTTTATGCGAGAATTAACAGGGTACCTAAAGACAGGAAAGGCGAAGCATGACGACGCACCCGACGCGTTAACGAGCCTAGCAATGATGGTCAAACGATTCGTTGACGGTGATTTTTAAAAATGCTTAGATTTGTAAAAACGATTTTTTGTGGCTAGTATTAAAATTCCGTGGTATAAGTTTTGGGACAAGGGAAGCGCGGGAAGCGCCGTAAATAATTACCTTGTTGGGCAATCGTCGCCCGAATGGCTAAACGACAAACAGCTTCTTGATTGGTATTCATTGGTTCCACAGGTTAAAACGGTGATAAACCGTAAGGCATCAATGGCTTCGAATATGAAAATTCGATTGGTTAGAGGCGAAGGAGAAGACGCGGAACAGATAGACACGCACCCCGTTTTGGACTTGTTGCAAACCCCGAATGTCCTTCAATCTCAGAAAGAGTTTATCATTCAAAATTGGGTTTTCTTCGAGATATTCGGAGAGTCTTTTACGCTTATGAATGGGGGCGAATTTATTACAACCCCTTCGTCGCTTTTCAACCTTCCGAATGACTTACTTGAAATGAAGTTGACCGGGAAACTGTACAAGCAAATAGAAGAATCGGGAATAATTGACGGCTATAAATTAGAGGTTAATGGTAAATCAGAAGACTATACAGCGGAAGAAATTATTCATTTTGCCAACTATGGAGGTTCCGACGGAATCAAGGGGCAAAGCGTTTTAAAGACATTGCAATTCCCAGTTACAAATACATTCAAAAGCTACGAGGCGCGAAATGTATTGATCGCGAAACGTGGGGCAATTGGTATTCTTTCAAATAGTTCGGGTGATGAAACGGGAAGCATTCCATTAAAGCCAAAAGAAAAGGAAGAATTACAAGAGAAATTCGACAGCAAATACGGCCTTAAAGAAGACCAAAGCCAAGTGATTGTAACGAACGGGTCGCTGAAATGGCAAGCAATGAATTTCGATGTTGAAGAGCTTGCATTGCATTTGGAGGAAACGCAAAACTTCCGGATCTTGGTAGACGCATTTGGTTTAAATATGAACATTTTCAGCGATGAAAAAGGAGCAACATTCGAGAACCAAAAAGAGGGGCAACGCTCGGCGTATGAATCAACGATAATTCCACAAGCGGAATCGTGGTTGGAGAAACTAAGCAAGGCCATTCTAACCGAACAAGATATAAAAAGCGGTCTTCGTTTATGGCCGGACTTTACTCATTTACCATGCCTCCAAGCTAATCAAAAAGAGAAGTCAGAAGCTGACGACAAAAAGGCAAGCGCATTCAAAAAAACAGTGGAAGGAATCGAGAAGCTTCGCGCCCTTAATCTCATTGACGAATCACAAGCAAGGGATTTGCTAGATTTGTAATATGACAATGAAGAAAAAAAAGGTCGACAAATTAGCGTTGAAAAAATCGCGAAAAGCGAAAACGAAAATAATTCGTTCTAACAAAGTCGTAAGAAAATGAGAATTGAGATACCAAAATTTGAAACAAAATCAGAGCTTTACGGATGGTTGAAAACCAACAAGGCAAACTTGATTGCGGAAAAAAAATCAATGCCGATAACTGCGGAAGCTGTTTCGTTTGGCGTTTCAAAAGTTCATTCGAAAACATTTGCAACAAAAGCAAACGCACCCGTTCACGAAGATATTGAAACGTTGCGTGTTAAAGTGGTAGCCAATACGGCAAATTGGATTGATTCGCATTACGATATGTTGGTGCCAGACAGCGCAAAAAAAAGCATTTCGGAACGAAAGAAAACGATTCACCATTTACACGACCACATTCATAGAATAGACGCAAAGGTTGGCGAGGTTGTAGATATTATCCTTCAAGACCTTTCCTTTTCTGAACTTGGAATAGAGGGCGAAGGGTCAACGCAGGGGATAGTTTTTATTACGGACATCAAAAAGAGCTACAACGAAAAGGTTTTTTTGCAATACAAGGAGGGTCGTATAAATCAACATTCAATCGGGTTGCAATACCTAGATTTGGAGCTTGCAATAAATGACGAAGAGAGCGAAAAGGAATTTGATTTTTGGAACAAATACTTCGATCAAATAATCAACAAAGAGAAAGCCGAAGAACTGGGCTTCTTTTGGGTTGTTAAAGAAATTAGGTTACTCGAAAACTCCGCCGTTTTATTTGGCAGTAACGAGATAACGCCAACGTTGGACAACAATGTTGGAAAGACAATTGAGCCGTCGGAAGACACTCAAGCCAAGGAGCCGGAGCAATCCACTTCGATAGATTACAAATTTTTAAAAAACAATTACTAAAAAAGACACTATTACTATGTCAGAAGAAAACAAAGAGCAATTGGAATTGCTCGAAACTATCAAGTCGGAGACGAAAGGCCAAATCGAAGAAGGTCTTAAAGGATTCGCAAAGAAAACAGAAATTGAAGCAATTCAAAAAGCAATTGACGAGTCTAAAGACGAAGAGCAAATCGAGAAAATCAGCGAAGGACTTCAAGGACTTACCGACCGTTTAAAGTCACTCGAAGAAAAAGGAGGAAGCAAAGCCGTAAAAGGATTAGCAAACTTCTTGGAAGAGAAAACCGGAGACATTAAAGACCTTCACGAAAAGAAAATTGGAAACTTTTCAATTCCAGTTGATGTGAAATCTATTAGCGTTGGTTCAAACCTTTTGCCAAGTGCAACAGGCGTTCCATTTATTCCAGTTGATTACGTTTCGGAAATCGCAAGAACGCCGGACGTTAGAGAAAGATTCAACATTCTAAATTATGTAATGGTTGGTAGAACACCTTCGCAAGTCGTTACATGGATGGAAGAAAAAAGCGAAACGGGAGTTGCTGCATTCATTGACGAATGTGTTGCAAAGCCGGAGGTTTCGAAAGATTGGGAACGTAATGAAGTTAAGGTTCGCAAGGTTGCGGATTTCGCGAACGTTTGTGACGAAGTACTTCTTTACTTGCCACAGATGCAAGAGGAAATACGAAGATTCGTTGACAAATTGGTTTACGTTACAATCCAAGACCAAATCTTGAACGGTGACGGAGTAGGTCAAAACTTACTAGGAATCACGCCACAAGCAACGGCATTCGTTGCGGGAACAAAAGCTTCAAGCGTACCACAGGCAAATTTTGCCGATGCGATTCGTGCTTGTGCTTCTCAAATCAATTGCCTTGGCTTTAGTGCAAACTTTGCTTTCGTTAATTGTGACGATTTGTTTCTTTTCGAATCTATCAAAGATGCTAACGGTCAATATTTACGCGCACCACTTGGAGGCGTTACGTTGATTGATTGTCCTTTTATCACGCCGGGCGAGTTCTTGGTAGGTGATATGAGTATGAGTAACGTTAAATTCTTTCAGGATGTCATGTCGGAATGGGGACGAAACGGAGAAGATTTCAGAAACAACGCCGTAAGCGTTAGATCGGAAGCTTTCCTTGCTCACTATATCGCGTCTAATCACGTTGGAGCATTTATCTTTGATACTTTAGCAACGGTTGTTGCAGCTATCAACCAACCTTAGAAATAAGGCATACACTACAAGGAAAAGGGTTGCCATAATGGCGACCTTTTTTTGTTTAAATTTGTTATTGTAATTACTAATAAAAAACACAAAATGGCAGAAGATAAAAAAGAAACTGTAAAAACCTCGACAGGAAAAACGGCTGAAAAAATTAACCTACTCGACAGAGTTGAGGTTGAACTTATCGCCGATATGCCTTCAATGCGTAAGCGCAAAGGAGACATTGTAAAGGTACACCCGAAAAACGTTGCGGATCTTGTTAAAAAGAAGCTCGTAAAAAAGGTATAAGAAATGAGTCTTTGCACACCATCCGACTTTCTACAAGGAAGCTTTAAGATTTCGCAAAATTGTTTTTCTGAAAAAGATATTCAGGAAGCAATCGACCGGTACGAGTCACTGTATTTGTGCCAGTTGCTAGGCGATGAATTGAAGGCTTTATTCCTTGCGGATTTTTTGGGCGGTGTGCCACAGACACAGCGTTTCATTGATATATGGGACGCATTTTGCAATACAGACGATTGTGGAGGTCAAATACACATATCGGAAAGCATGAAATTGATGTTGAAGGGGTTTATTTATTTCCACTACAACACAGAAGAAATTTACAAGGCTACTCCTGTTGGGACTATTTCCCAGGATCAGCAAAACGCAAGCACGGCAACGGCGAACCAATCTTTTCGAAATGCCGAAATAAGATACAACGACGCGGTTCGAACGTACAAAGCAATTCAATGGTTTATTTTAGATAATTCCGCCATTTACCCAGAGTTTGAAGGGGTCGAAGTGGAATTTTCTTTCAACGGTTATTTTTAATTATTATGGCAAACACAACGGTAACAGTTTACACATTTAAAACCGGAGGCACTTCAACGAATGCTTCCGACGGAGTTTCTCCACAGGATGCAGCAGCAACATTCAGCACCGACCCGATTTCGGTTAGTCAGTCTTACGAATGGTCGATTGTAGCGAACAAGGTTGGAACAAACGGAGACGGAAAATTAATTATTGAAGGTTCGCACGACCAAGCTATTTGGGCTTCTGTATATTCGCCAAATGTAGATGTTGAAGCAGGAACAGGAACTTCGCTCGAATGGCTTCTTACAAGCGAGGTAACGACGGTTTTCGATACTATATTTCCATATCCATTCATTAGATTGTCATACGTTCCAAATGGAACAACGGCGGGGACGATTGATTTCACCCTTGCCCTTTATCACGACGCGTAATTATGGGACGAGCAGTCAGTTTATTCAGATTTAGAATTAATCCACTACCTCCGATTGGAACGGGAGGTGGTGAAGATTTTTCTACAACGTTGGCAATTGGTAACACAACGGGAGGAAATGATGTATCCGTTAGTGCAGGAGATGCAATATTATTGGAAGATTCCAATATTTCTTATCAAGCAATTAATTTTCCAGGTTTGGGAGATACTGCCTTGGTATTTGGAAATAATGGAGGGATTTCAGACGGGTATCTCTTTGCAGATGATATAACAGGAGATTACACACATATAAGTAAATCAGGAGCTTTACATTTAAAAGCTACTATTCCCCAATTAACCCTTCAAATAGGCGGAAATACTACTACTATTGGAACTCTTGCTTTAACAGGGTCAAGAACTATAAATTTCCAAAATGCATCGGGAACACTAGCGTTTTTGTCTGACATTACTTCTTCCGTGCAAAAGGCTTCGTGTTGTCCATTTGGAGCAAAATCAGATGTAACGGGAAAGTTCCTAATCGCCAACGGGAAAAGCTCAGACGCAGACGATTCAAGCAAGGACAAAACACGGCAACCGATACCCTACACGGGAACAATAGTTGCTTTGGTTTACAAGACAAAAGAAGCCGATTCCACCACGCAAATGAAAATCCACGTAAACGGGGTGGTTGAGGCAACGGTAAGCCTTACCAATATAAACGCAGACAACGGCGGAATTGAAGTTGTAAGTATTTCAGTTACGGCGGGAGATTATGTTGAAATTGAGTACGACGCAAATCAAAAGCCGGGCGAATGTACAATGTCTTTAAACATGGAAATAGCATGATAGTAGCAATTATAAAAACAGGGGCGGGATTAATGCCCGTTGAAGAGTTTCGAAACGCCGATTCAGAAGCGCAAGCGGTGACGGATTTTTGTGCAGAAAATACACCACCATTAAACGAGGTCGATTACCTTGGCAAGGATGGCGACGGAATGGACTTGCAACAAAATTGGGGTTGGGATTTCTCAGAGCCAACGCCAACACTAAAGGCGGTTGTTACTGTATTAAACAAGGTCTACTTGCTTTCGGGAAGGGAGATTGACCCAATTATGCCGGAACTTAAAAAGAAGTCGCGACATGGTTACATTTTATTTAATGAAATTATTGCAAAATATTTCGGATTAAGAAGTTTGAACGGTGAATTGACGGAAGATAACATTGATTATTGCTATGGTCGATTAATGCCGGCGACGAATATGTTGATCCGTGGACACGTAAAGCAAGCCAAGAAAAGACTAAATAAATTATTCGTAGCCGGAGTGACTCAAGAGGATATCGACAACGGTTACACGCAAGAGATTCATGACGCAATTGTTCAGGATATTACCAACTATTTAACACCGTAAAGGGATGAAAGAGACAGTGAAAGAGATTAAAAAACTAGTTGAAAAGCTAGGAGAAAAAGCAACTATTACGGAAGAAGAAGGCACTTTGAAAATAACCATCGAAGGAGATTGGAGAAGTGGACACCCTACCAAAAGGCCGGGGTAATGTTGTTCTTTTATTTCCTTTATAACATTATTATGAGGACGGTTCCCGAACACCTGGACAGCGATGTTTTGTACTGGACTTTGAGTAGCTTTTTAATGCTTTCAATTTCCATTTATATTTTTAGCAAATCAAAAAAAACCGTTCCGTCTTTATTTGTTGCGGTTGCTTGTATTGTTTTATTCTCCTATGACATTGTAGATTATTTATATATAGCTATGACGGATAACACAATTCCCGATTACTTTAAAGTTGTTCTTTTTATGTCGATTAGTGTTGTTACCTATGTTCTAATCGCTCGAAAGCGTTACGATTGGAGGAAGCTAAAAAGTAAAAAATACAACCCGAACAAGGTGCAAGCTATTTATTCGAAACCGAATGATTTTATTACCCTTCTAGGGTCGGCAACTTCATTGAGTCCAAAATGTAGTGTGCGTTATTGTTATAACGGAAGAATGATCAGATTTAAACGCGGATATCCAACCCCGATAATGACTAAAACAATTATAAAAAAAACGGATATTATTGAAAATACAGACATTGACCCGGAGAGCTTTTATACTCGATTCGATGATATAAAAAATAAGAAGTACAACCTTTTAAGGTTTAATTGTAGGCATTTATTTAATAGGGAGACAGCGTAAAATGAATGAATTGTTACCGTGGATGGGTGTTGTTTTGGCGTTGGGTGGTTTCATCGCAACGTTTTCGGTTATGAAATTTCGAATCGGACTAGTCGAAAGCACAAGGAAAGAAGATAAAGACGATTTCAACGTTCGAATTGAGTCTATACAAATCCAAAAAGGCCAAAGACTAAAAGAAATCAAAGAGGATTATTCGGACAAAGTTGAAATATTACACAACCGCATAGATACGGTTAGAAAAGAGGTAAGAGAGAGCAACGAAAAGGTCGAAAAGAAGGTTGAAAAATTATCCGAAAAAGTGGATCAAAACAACAAAGGATTATCAGAGCAAATAAGAGAAGGGAATGAAAGCCTTTTGTCTCACGTGGCCGAGCTTTTTAAAAACATAAGTAAATGAGCCGACACACTATCGACATAATAAAAGAGGTTGTTACCTCAATGAGTTTTGAAGAAGAAATTCTTGCAAAGTCTTCGAGCGCGGGTATTTTTACTTACACTTTATGCGATGCCCATTGGTTGAAAGAATGTGCTTTTTTCGATGTTAATTCGGTTGAATACCAAGTTACAGAAGCCCCGGACGAATTTACAGATCCCGAAACACAATTTAGAACAACTGCGGATTTAAACGTTGGAGACATTGTTATAGGTCGCGCGCCTGTTTTCCAATCAGGAACACCAATGCAAGCAAGCTCGGAAGTTCTACAGATTACAGATTGGCGAGAGCGAACGCCTATGGCTTACCTCTTGGAGATTATTCGAGAGAATTACCACCGACAACCAACGGTTAAAATCGACAGAGAAGCGAGCATTTTTATTTACTTCGTGGACACGTTGCCGGATGGAGGAAAGATTGAAGACACTAGAAGAAGTGTAGTCGAGCCATTGCGTAAAATGGCACAACAATTTGTTGACGATTTGGGCGTTCATGGCTCAGTAATTGACAACCTTCTCGACGACTATACAATTACAACTTTTAACCGTTGGGGGGTTTACGTTGACAGGCAAGGGACAACGGCAAACATTTTTCCCGATATGCTTGCAGGGGTTGAAATCGAAATAAACATTCCTTTTCGAAAGGATTGCCCTTGCAAAAACTGCAAAAAATAATTAGCTAGATTTGTCTAAACATTAAAAACACTTTATAAAATGAGCCAACAAGATTGCAATTGCACAACTAAGTCGCTGAAAAACACCGGGCTTCCGACCTGTTTTTTGGTGCCGGGAGTAACGGGTTCGTTGCTTCTTGTAAATATGACCAAAAGCGACGGGTCAAAATACAAGCTTCCTCTTACAGGAGGCACGTCAATTAAGACACTAGCAAATTTAGTTTTGCTAATTGAAGAAACAGTCGGACAAGACAGAATGTATCCAATTAAGAACTTCAAAAACGTTGCTGACGAAAGAGCAGACGCGGAATTATTTTCTTTTGATGATGGGACACAAGTAAAAATTCGCGACGGTGTGAGAAACTGGATTGGAATGCTTCCGATTCTTCCTCCTTCTTACCTTGCGAAACTGGATTCTTGTATTGATTTAGGTGCTTACCTTCTTGACGAAAAGAATCAATTGATTTACCGACACGATTCAACCGACTTGGATAACGCTTATCCTTTCCCAATTTCGAAAGAAACATTCAACAACAAATTAATCAACGCAACTGATTCGGCTCCGGCAATGCTTCAAATGGCGTTCCAATGGCGCGAAGATTTACGCGATTGCGAAATGTGGTCGGCAGATGGCTTGGAGTGGACCCAATCAGACCTTTATGGTTTAATTGACGCGTCAGCAAAAGACAATGTTATTGTAAATAACGGAGCAAACGACGAGTTGACAATTTCCATTTACGAAGAATGCTTTGGCGGGCCAATTACAGGACTTGCACTTGCAGACTTTGGAGATGCGTTCAACGTTGACGACGCTTTGGCTGTATCGCTTATTTCGGTAACGGAATCAGTACCAGGAGAATCGGGAATTTACACGCTCGTTTATTTGGCTCAAACTTCCGGCGAATTAATTACCCTTCCAAATCTTAGCGCGAGTCCTTACGACTTCGCAAACGTTAAAACGATTACAACGGCAACTCCGTAATCATGGGAAAATTTATTACAATAGGTGGCACTCAGTTTAACCCTTCCGCAATGGAAGGCATGGACTACGAAGCCTTTAAGAAACAATACAAGGGAAAACTTGCCGTCGACATTCGGGAAGCTTGGAAGGTTTTAAGAAGGGAGATACCACGAAAGCCAGTGAAAAAAACCCCTTCAAAGAAAAAGGGGAAGAAAACAACAGGTAAATAAAATTTAAAGCCCCTTTAATAAAGGGGCTTTTTTTTTAGCTTATGGCAACGAGATTAGAGGAAATGCTTCAAAGGTTGGTTTCGTTTAATGCAGATGAAACAGTTATTCAATTTATGAATAGCCCGGAAATTACTTCGGAAATAATCAAGAGGAATCAAGATCAACTAAGGGCCGGATTTGATTCAATGGGCGAAGCTCTAAAGTATGTAGATGCTAAAGGGGTTACGCGTTTAGGCTATTCAAAAGCAACGGAATTAATCAACCCAAACAAGCGCGAGGGAGAACATTTCACTTTGGAAGATGAAGGTTTCTTTTTTAGTACCTTTAGGGTTGAACGGATATCCGAAGGAATTTCAATCGAAGCGAACCCAAATCGAGGCAATGCAAACCTCTTTGTCAAGTTTGGAGACTTTGTTATTGGGCTAAATCGTGAGAACCGAGATTGGCTAATTGATGTAATAAAAGAAAAATTAAACCTCCATGTCAGGCGCGAAATCTTACAAATCTAAAATAGAACTTTATACGTCCATTGACGATTTACCCGTTTTCAATTTCTGGGAATTATGCTCACTTAATTTTGAGTATTTAATTAAGAAGGGACAATTTACGGGGCAAGATTTTACCGATAAGTGGTACAAGATTTACGACGAATTTTTAGAAATATTCGGAACGTCGGCGGAGTTTAGAATGATTGCAGACGCTAAAAAAAGAATCGCATTGCTACAATGCAAAAGACTAATACAGGGCATGAAAAGCCTTGATTCTGCTATTAGGGTTGAAGAAAGACAGTTGCAAGAACAAATGGTTACTAAAGTCGATCCGCTTTCAACTGAAAAGCAAGTAATTTACCTTGAACAGCATTACAAAACGAGCATAGATCCGAAGACTTGCCCGACGAAAAAATTCTATACATATATTAAAATGCTCGCGTAATGGGACAACCAATAAAGAGTAACGAAATAATTGAGCAAAACGCTTTAGTTGACTTCATCGCAAAGGGGGAAATTGCCCTTGATATAATGCAGAAAATGCGCGAAGAGTTCAAGGAGGTTGCCAAAGCAAGTAAGAAGGTTGTCAGTGGAGGCGGTGCATTAAAAAAGGCAAAGGATATTGAAAAATTTCGCGAGGCCATCGACAAGACGAACGCAGCATTTCGCGAAACTCAAAGACTAGAAAAAGAAGAGGTAAAGCTTCAAGCAAAATTGGATGCGTCCTACAGTAAAACAGCAACGGACGTTGCGAAACTTAAACTTGAAGTAAACCGAAGAAATAAGCAATTAAAAGAAGAAGCAATTCTTTCGAGTAAAACAACGGGCAATTACGAAAAGGCTTCGCTAACTCTTCGACGGTTAAAACGCCAATATCAAAATCTTGCAGTTGCTCAAGGCACTAACTCAAAAGCAGCAAAGAAGCTTGCAAAAGAGATTCAATTAGAAGACGCTAGGCTTAAGAAAATTGACAAAACAATTGGAGACAGTTTCCGAAATGTTGGGAATTATTCAAGCGCCATTGGTGGGCTTAGTCAAAAATTTAAAAGGCTTGCCGGGGCGCTTGGCATTACTGGGGGAATAATCGCGTTTAGTCGCGCCATTCGTGGAGCGTTTAGAACAATGGTTGACTTTCAAAAGTCTTCCGCTGAATTGGCTTCCGTACTTGGTAAATCGCGTTCGGAAATAAAACAATTAACGGTTGACGCAAAAAGACTGGGAGCAGCAACAAAGTTCACCGCGTCCGAGGTTGTTGGGCTTCAAAAAGAATTTGCAAAACTTGGATTTAGTCAACAGGAGATTTTAAACGTAACAGAAGCAACATTGGAGCTTGCGGTTGCAACAACTACGGAGCTTCCAAGAGCAGCGGAGGTTGTAGGTAATACGCTAAGAGCGTTCCAATTAGATTCAAGCGAAACGCAAAGGGTTGTCGATGTAATGACGAAATCGTTTAACTCTTCTGCGTTAGATATGGAAAAATTTGCAACCGCTATGGGGTCGGTCGCTCCGGTTGCCGCAAATGCAAATGTAACCCTCGAAGATACGACCGCCCTATTGGGTACGATCGTAAATAATGGAGTTGACGCTTCGACGGCGGGAACCGCTTTAAGAAATGTATTTCTCGAACTTGCAAAAAATGGATTAACATTCGACGAAGCAATGGCGAAAATTAATTCGTCAACGAATCGAAATGCAACGGCACTTGATTTATTTGGGAAAAGAGGAGCTGCGGTTGCTTCGATAATTGCAAACAATACAGAGAAAACAAAAGAACTAGGCGACGCGTTAAGGGATTCGCTAGGAACGGCAGCAGACGCAGCAAACGAGCAAATGGATACAATGTCCGGGAAGATGGCGGAAGCCGGGTCTGCTTGGGAGGGCTTTATACTTGCTTTAGAATCAGGCGACGGAATTATTGCTAGGGTAATAGGGGGAGCTATTGAATTAGTAACGACACTACTTCAAGACCTTGCAGAGCTAACGAAATCGTCAGAACAAAAGTTTTTAGAAGCTAGGACTTCAAGCCAAAGTTCGGCGCAAGGCGTGGCAGATACTAGGCTTAAAAACATTACAAAGGTTGTAGGAAGAGGCATAGACGAGCTACAGGCGAAACTCGATGATTTCAATTCGGGCGCAGCAAAGGACGTTGATTTAGTGACGGCTCAATTAATCAAAAGGGTAATAAATGCAAGAAAAGAGGGGCTAAGTTCAACTCAAATACTCATAAACGAGCAGAACAAACAACTAATAGAGCAAGGTGGGGAAGCTGAAAACCTAACCAAAAGACTAGACGGAATAATTTCACAAGCCAAAGAAAGGGGAACGGATCTTGAAAACGTTCGAAAGTCGGTAAGAGTTAAAAACTTAATTGAGGAAGCCGATTTGGCGAACGCATTTCAAACTAAAGCAAGTGCGGAACTTACTTCAACTATCAAATCAGCTTCCGAGGAAGAACTAAACGCGTCTTTATTAACGGCTCAAGGAAAGCTAAAAACGAAAATAGAATTTGAACTTGCAGCCCGTCAACTAGACGAAGAAACGGCGAGCGCGTCAGTATCAAGCACTTCAAAAGCAGCTACGGAAAGGAAAAAGATTCTTGACAAAGAAGCAAGAGAAGCTGAAAAGAGAAGACAAGACGAGATTAAAGCGGAAAAGTTGAGGGTTAAGACGCTAAACGCTATTCGCAATGCGTCGGACAAAGGAAGGATTTTAGACGCTAAAGAAGCAACTGACGAAGCTATTAAGGAACAAAAACGGTTAGGGCTTGAGGGTAAAGATATCGACACGGAGGCTTTTATTGACGAACTAGATTTTGAGTTTGAATTAAGAAAAGCAAAAGAGTTAGACGAAAGAGAATTTTTGCTAAACCAAACAGGAATAACAGAAGAACAAAAAAGGCTTATAATAATACAGTCAGACGCTAGGCTTCTTGCAATTGATAAAGAGAAAAACGAAAGGATAATTCAGGGGCAAGACGAAATTATCGAAGCGCAAATCGAAGGATTTGACAAGGTTAACGAAGTCGCAAAAGCATCGGCAGACAAGAGAAAAAAGGAGCAACAAGAACTAGTTGACGGCATCAAATTACTAGCCACGGAAACTATTGCTTTCCTTGATAGGATTTCAGATAAGCAACTTGCAATAATTGACAAGCAAGCAACAAAGCAACAAAAACGAATCGACAACCTCCAAGCAAAGGCGGTAGAAGGTAGGCTTGATTTAACGGATTCAGTAGCAGAAGAAGAAAAACGACTTGAAGAATTAGAAGCAAGACGCGCAAAAATAGAAAAGCAAAAACAACGACGACAGGCGTTCATTACTGGTTTGGGTATACTTGAGAGCAAAATCAAAAACAACGAAACAGGGGCGCTATCAAAGACGTTTAGCGACTTAATCAAGTTGAGTTCATTCGTTACAAGTCTTCCAACCTTCTTCGAGGGGACGGAAAACGTAAGCGGAACCGACGCGAGCATGAAATTAAACACGCCAATCGACCCGTTTGTGGTTCGCGTTCATCCAGGTGAAAGGATAATGTCGGCAAGTGATAATGCCAAGATTGGAAAAATGTCAAACAGTGAACTTGTGGAAGTTGCCAGTATGTACAAAACCGGTTTTGTAGATCAGCCAGTTTACCAACAATCCGGAACCGACAGCATGGCGATTTACAGAATGACCAAGGCAATTACGGAGGGCAACAAAAAGCTATTAGATAAGCCTACTTATTTAGGTGGAGACTTTGACGATGCGCGCGAAGCTTGGGTTCTTTCAATCCAAAAAGGGGCGACACTAGAAAAAAGAGCTTTGAAAATAAACAGAGGGTACTAATGGCAATTACAAACTTTAGCTTTTATTTGAATGGGTCGCCGGTAGACCCCCCGACCGAGTGGCAAGACATTGAATTGATTGCGACCTTTTCAGAAGGAGCAGTTCAAGCAAGCATAACAAGCGATTCTTTCACATTTGCGAACGTTCCTAATGAATTAATAAAGGAATGGATTGCAGACGGCTTAACGGGTGGTGTAGGCATCTTTGAGGGCATACCGTTTCAAATAAATATAACCGACGACGTAAACGGGGTGATTGCTTTCGATGGATATCTTGATTTGTCCGACGAATTGGTGACGTTGAATCCAGTAAAAACAGAGGTAAACATTCGAAAAGATTCAAGCGTTGATTCATTAGCAGATAAAGCCGAGGCGCTAACTTATGGATATTTAAGGGCGAAAAACATTATTACCCCTGCGGATTATTCTTCAATTCCTTATGTGATTGAAAGAGAGAATAATTTCATCGAAATAATGATGGGAAGCGTAATTACTTACCTGATGCTAAAGGAGACAGCCGAAGCGATAAGGGGCGCGGGGGAACAAATAAGCAATTTAGTTTCCGCACTGACTCCGGTTGGCATACCACCAACGCCGGACATTGGGAAAATAGTTTGGGCGAGCGCGCAACTTCTTTTGCAGTTAGCTTACACGGCGGTTATGGTTATTCACGTAGTAAACCTTGGGCTTGACCTTTTCAAGTATTTAATAAGCCCTGTTAAGTTTCACAAAGGAATGTCCATGCGTAAACTTTACGAAAAGGGGGCGCAAGGTTCAGGATTTCAATTTGATACGTCAATTCAGGACATACAACCGGGAGGTGAAGAAGTTTATATTTTGCCTTCGAAGGTTGATCTTGGAAGAAATAATTTAGTCAACACGGTAATATCTCAGGTTGTCACACAACAACCGGGCGAAGGGTTTCCGCAACCGGGCGATTTTGGTTATACATTTGACGAGATTATACGAGCCGGCAACATGATGTTTAACAGCAAAACCGTTGTGGAAGATGGGATTCTTAAAGTTCATTCATTGAAAACGAACTTATTTTTGAATCAGTCAACCTACACAATGCCATCGAATTTAAACGAAACCGTTCGATACAATACGGAAGACTTAAAAGCAGATGTTTTAATAAAATTCGCAACAGACCCGAACAACTTCTGGACGTTGGACAACTACAAAGGCACAAGCTATGAAATCAGAACAGAGCCAAACACCATAATTCGCGATAGATTTGTTACATTAAAGGGCTTCGACAGAATAGATATACCCTACCAATTACCAACCAGAAAAGCCGGATTAAACCCAACGGAAAAAACCTTTTTAGGGCTGTTTCAAATTATTGATTCTACGTTAAATCTATTCGGGGCAAGTTCCCAACTTGCTCAGAAGATAACAGCAAGAATTGGAATGCTGAAAATGGAAACGGATTATATTTATGTTCCAATGATTTTAAAGCTAAACACTTCTTTGAAAATGTCTGCAAGCTATCGGGACACATGGAGCGCAAAATATTTATGGGACACATATTTAAATGAAAGAAGTTTTGTTGCAAATAATTTCGGAGGCCAATGGCGGGATAAGACAGCTAACGGAATTGGCTTCGGATTAAGTGACTTCGTGGCACTCACAAATAATGCTTATTTTTACAATGATGAAAATGTGAAGTCAAGGGCTAGGAAAATATCTTGGAAAATTGCGAGTGATTCGGCAAATTTTGACTACTCAGTGAACGAGGCATACACTAAGAATTTAAAAGAAATTACCTTTGAACCTTAATCAATTAATAGAGCAACAGCAAAGCCAATTGAAGGGCTTAAAAAAGACAATGGACGGTCAAATGAGCGCCTTTGCTTCGGCGGTTGCGGAGGTTACGGACGAAAAGAAAAAGAACGAGCTTTTAAGATTGAAAAAGGAAATCGAAAATGCGATTGCAACAAATGATTTGGAAAAGGTTCAAAAAACAATCCTAAAACTTCAAGGCTTTGGCGACATTCTTAATAAATAGTAGATCATTTAAGTATCAGTTAAAGAATGGGGAAACTTTTGCTTCCAACCCTTCGGACGTTACTCTTAACCTCGCGGGAAATATCTTGGAAAAAGTGCAAACGGATTATACCGTTCAAATTGGATGGGCGTTTTATGCGGATTCAATTAACACGATGGCTTGGGACGTTCCCGTTTCAGGGTTGGCAACGTGGGAAAAATTAATTGGAACATTTGAGGCCGACGATTTTTCGGTTGGTGACCGTGTAACATGGGTTTATTCTGCAAGCCCCCCGGCGGGTTATGCCGGAACAGTTATAGCGGTAAACGGTGCAATAATGGTCGTTCAACTAGATCCTGGGTTTCCTGTAACTTCCGGCGTTGCTTCTGTGACAAGTGAAATCCACGGCTTAACCCCACTAGA